CATTGGACAAAGAGAAAGAAAATAAAAGACAACTATACTCAGATAGTTCGCAGCCAGTTTGCTGCCCTTCTAAGCAGAGATAATACATATAAGGTCGAATACCACTTCACTTTTAAGAGTAGACCTTTAGACGCTTCTAACTGCGTTGCTATGGTTAAAATGATTGAAGATATAATATTTGAGACAGATAGCTACAAGGTTGTGACGGAGATAGTAATTACAAGCTCTAAAGGTTTAGAAGATAAAGTACTAATCAGCGTCAAAAGCGACAAGCAAAGCTGGATTGATATCGAGGATATTAACGGAGGTGGAGATGGGAATAATGAAATAAATTAATGAAATACAACAACGACTTTAAGTATGACCTAAAAGTTGGACAAGCCAAAGAGATAGAAGTAGGCTTGATATTCAATGATAAAACAATAGAGGTCAAAAACGATTTAAGAGCTTTGGTTACTGGCAATGTATATGTCGAATATATGAGTAGAAATAAATTAAGTGGTATTAGCACTTCTCAGGCAGACTATTATTGCTTTTGCTTCGGAGTAAGCTATCATTTTATAGAAACTAAAGAGCTTAAATCTAGGTGCAGAAAATACTTAGGAACAAGTCGAGATAAGATAGGAGGAGATAGTAATACGTCAAAAGGTATTCTACTCCCAATAAAAGAGTTATTTTAAAATAAATTAAATAGTTCTTGCTTTGTATTAATATTTTATACTATATTTGCATCATAATAAAAAACGATATGACACAAACAGAATTAAAAAACGGACAAGATTTTAGCTTTTCAAATGAAGCAAATGGAACAGAAGGATTTATCACTTGGAACAGTAGATTCAACAACTTCGCTATTCATTTCAACGCCAAATGTATTCACACATCAAAAACTTTTGCAGCATCTAAAAAGCGATTGGAAAAGTTAATGAGCATTTGGGAATTGGAATTTGAAACTATTGAAGACTAAGATATGAAAGACTGGAAAGACATTCTTTACGACAAGATAAAAAAAGATAAGACAGAATTATTCGAAACACTTGCAGAAGCAACAAGACCTAAAACAATAGAAGATATTTTGTCAACTATTGATAAAACAAATAATAAAAAACAAAATGAAACAAACAATTAACTTTTACGATTTTAGCGATGCCTTTAGAAAAGCTGGCAGAGCTGACCAATTTACCTACGAAGGACAAAGAGCTATCTTTGATTATTTAGAGGAGTACGAAGATTGTACTGGAGAAGAAGTGGAGCTAGATGTAATAGCTATCTGCTGCGACTATACAGAGTATGAAAGCATAGAAGAATTTTGGCTAGACTACGGTCAAGAGGATTATCCTGACGAAGAGAGCATAATGGACGCTACTTGTTATTACGCTTTTGGAGAAGGTTCATTTATAATACAATCATTTTAACATCTAATGAAGACACCGTATAAAAACTTGATAATACTTTCACTTATAGGATTGACATTATTCTTCTACTTCGTAGGGCAAAACGAGCGACACAAACGCTTTGAACTTCGAGACCAAGTAAACATACTTAAAAAGGAAAATACTTCCTTAAAAGCGGCTCTAAATGACCGAGACGATATCATTACTTCAAGTTATAACGGCTTGAAATAAAAATAAATAATCATTGTATCAATAATTAATACTATATTCGCATTATGAACGAAACAAAAAATTTAAAATTAACAAAGATGGACGAGTGGTACATCTTAGGACTCGTAAATGAAAAGATATTATACTATCAGAAGCTAAAGCAAGAATGGGCTGGAGACGGAGAGGATGACTATTTCTCTATGTCGACACATTGCGATAACCAAATACATTCACTTACACAAATTAAAAATATACTTATATGATATTTAACGAAAAACTAAGCATCCTGATGAGCAGAGCTATTAAGGCAAACACTACCACCACCGAAAGAGAAGGCATAGCAGCACTCCACGAGATGAGCGTACACACTCTGAATAGTGTTATCAATATGCAGCGTAATGTAGTAAAGAGTAACGTACCAGCATTGACAGATATAATACGCCTCGCAATAGCAAACGCAAATAAGTACGGCATATCATTGACTCGGTACATAGGTAGCGTAGAAACGACAAAGGCTGCCGAAGCAGCCCAGTCAAATGAAACAAAACAAAAAGCAAATTAAACGAATATAAACAAAACAAACAAATGAACATTTACACAAAACTAGCAGCAGTCAAAAAAGAGATAGGAGCTATCTCTAAAGACTCAACCAATCCATTTTTTAAGTCTAAGTACTTTGACATTAACGGTCTACTCAAGCACGTAGAGCCACTGCTGGACAAAAATGGACTACTCCTGCTTCAGCCTATTGTGAAGGGAGAAGTATTTAGCGAGATTATAGACGTAGAGAGCGGAAAGAGCGTGACAAGCTCAATCCAGCTACCTAATATAAGCGACCCTCAGAAGTTAGGCTCTGCGGTAACGTATTACAGACGATATACACTTCAGTCATTGCTAGGTCTACAAGCAGAGGATGACGATGCAAACGCAGCCAGCAAAGCCACTAAGCCAAAGGCAGACAAAAAGTGGGTTAATAAAGGAGACAAGATATGGAACGCAGCCATAGATAAAGCAGTAAAGCTAGACGAGCTTTTAAAGCACTACGCAATCAGTAAAGATAACCAAGCAGCATATCCTTACAAATGAAAGAGTTTAAGATAAGAGCATCTGCCTCAGGTAAACTAATGACAAAGCCTCGCTCCAAGAGTGAGGTTCTGTCTAAAACTACAATGAGCTACCTACAAGAGTGGACAAAAGAGCAGATATACGGATTTCCCAAAAACATACAGTCTAAATACCTAACAAAAGGTAACGAGGTAGAGGGTGCTGCGATAGACTACGCCTCTGAGCATTTAGGTTGGCTATTTGCAATTAAGAATGATGAGTATTTTGAAGACGAATATTTCTGCGGCACACCCGACGTAATACTTGAAGATACGATAGTAGACATTAAGTCTAGCTGGGACTGTTTTAGCTTCCCGTTATTTGAAGACAAGATACCAAACGACGATTATAAATATCAACTACAAGTCTATATGCACCTCACTGGTAAGCGTAAGGCACAACTTTGCTACGTACTTATGAATACACCCGAACAGATAGCTTATGGTAATACAGAAGACTATTCTAGTCTAGATAGCAAGTACAGAATTAAGACTTTTGACATAGACTATGACCAGGAAGTGATAGCAGAGATGCAAGAGAAAGTGAATCAATCAAGAGACTACATAAAACAAATAATATGAACAAACAAAACGTCAGACTAGAAGAAATAGCGGAAACCGTCCGAAAGTACTACAATGTTGATAAAAAAGACTTTATAAGTCAAAGAAGATTTAGATATTTAGCAGAACCAAGACAAATGTATTGCTACATATCGAGGCAAAGAGTTAAAGATGCTAGTCTTAAGTCTATTGCGAAGTTTATAGGCCACAAAGACCACTCTACGGTTATACACGCCATAAAAAAAATAAACGACCTTTTGCCTATTGAAAAGAAAATGCAGCAAGATTATGAAGAGATAAAAAATATACTAGATGCTATTAAAAGAGACCCAGTAGAGGTAGTGCTTGAGTTTATACGTAGAACGCTGCCTATGGATACAGATTTGGCTTTAGAGATAGAACGAAAGGTTTTAGAAATTAGGGGATAAAAAAATGAAAGTAACACCGCAATACGAACTATATTTAATAACCCTCAGAGCGTTATCTCTTATGGATGAATTGAACCTTCCTGAGAAGGGCGTTAAGAAGTCTATGAGAGGCTTAAATAGATTTGCTGAGGAAGTGCAGGAGAAAATGGAAGATGTGAGCAGCGAAGCACATCAGAGAAGCGTACACAACTTTAACGTAGTATTAAACTCAATAGATAACGAAGTCCTAGGGCTTCCGATTGGAGAATTAAAAATAGAAAAATGATAGCAGATAAAATAGAAAGAATAGGTATTCAGTACAGACGATTAATAGAACTGAATCAAATAGATAGATTTAAGATGGGTATTAAAAACAACAAAAGCCCAGTCATAAAAGAACATAGGAAAGTTGAGATGAGAGCACTAGAAGAGATGTGTGTCGAAGATGGTATAAGTTTCGAAGCAATTAAAAATATATTAAGTATATGAAGGATAAGACAATACTACCCGAAAATTTTGAAATACAAGGAAACGCAGAAGATGGCTTTTACGCAAAGTTTGTAGATGCTGAACTAGACCCTTTTATAGTTAGATTTCATTATGATAATTGTGCCACTATTGAGATTGCTGGCAATACATATATAAAAATACATAGTGGAGACTTAGAGCTGCTTAGTTATCTAGTGGAAGAGACCGATAGAATGTACGAAGACCACTATAATGATGAAAAAGAATGATTTTTTTATTTATATTTATATTGTCTGTTCAGGAGCTTGCATCGGATAAGTTAATAAATGCTATTATCTATGTTGAAAGCAAAGGAGATGACTTAGCCTACAACTCAAAAGAAAATGCGGCTGGATGTCTCCAAATAAGACCTATTGCCTTAAAAGAGGTTAATAGAATATTAGGATATAAAAAGTATACCTTAAACGATAGGTGGAGTAGAGTTAAAAGTATAGAGATGTTTAATGTTATAAAATCAAATATTAAAAGCCCAACCGATGAGCGAATAGCTAGGACTTGGAATGGAGGATACAATTTTAGTAAATCGTCAACAGATGCTTATTGGCAGAAAATAAAAGACAGACTATGAAATACCCACTTTTAACAATCGCCCTATTTTTAGCATTAAATGCAATAGCATTAATTATATTGCTAAGAACGCCAGTTTATGTTCCACCACCTATTCAGCTAAC